ACAAATATAGCAACTGTAACTTTTACGCAATAGATATCTCAGATGAAATGATAAACCTTGCACCTAAAAGAGATAATATAAGGTATCAGGAACTTGCAGACAATCTTGATTTAGTATATTCAATGCTGGTTTTCCAGCATATTGAACACCAAGAAAAAATTAATTATATAAAACTTGCTTATGAAAAATTAAAGGTTGGTGGAAATTTATTCTTTCAGTTTGTTATTGGAGAAGATAACTCTCCATACTCTTATCAAACATCCAAGTCTGAGATTGATAATATATTAAAAGAAATAGGATTTAAAAACTTAATCTTTACAAATCATATGCATCCGCAATGGATGTTTGTTAAGGCTACAAAATGATTAATGCATATCTTTATTCAGTTAAACAAGAAGATTGTGCTGCTGATAAATGGGATTACGGTTTATTAAAACAATTTTTTAATAAAAACAAGATTAAACCAGACAGGGTAACAACTTTACCCAATGTAGATAGAGCCTTTGTGGTAGTTCCTGGACCACAAAACGTAGATTTTGAAGATCAAATATCTGAAGAGTTAAGTAAAATAGGCAGGGTAGTTTTATTTATTACTGGAGATGAAAGCGCTACTTTTAAAGTTTATAAGATAAAGCATGACAATATTGAGATTTGGATTCAATACCCGCACAGAAAACATTCACAATATAATAAATTAGCGCTAGGTGTGCCAAGAGATTTACACAAACATTTGCCAGAGTATCAAGATAAAGTGTACGATGTATCTTTTTCAGGACAAATAACACATCAAAGAAGGCAAGAACTTGCAACTGTTATGCCTAACATACCAAACTCTTTTTATAATCCAACCAATGGTTTTGCAGAAGGATTAAAACCAAAACAGTACTATGATAAGATGTTTTTGTCAAAGATTGTTCCCTGCCCAAGTGGGGCAATGGTTATTGATTCATTCAGGTTCTATGAAGCAATTGAAATGCTTTGCTTACCAGTAGGCGATAAACTAGATTCAAAAATGCAAAACACAAATTTTTTTAATTTTTTATTTCAAGGTGAGCACTCAATAAATACTGTTGAAAATTGGCAAGACCTTCCTAAGTTACTACCTGAATTATTAAATAACTATACATCTGAAATGCATCAAGTGGTTTGCTGGTGGATTAAATATAAAAGAGATTTGTTTAATGAGTTAATAAGGCAAGTAAATGAATAAAAAAGATATAACAATTGTTATGGCTACATCTGTAATTCCAGATCACCCAAGTACAAAAATGATAGAACAAACTATTAATGATATTCGTGTTCATTTTCCAGACAATGAAATTATTATGCAAATAGATGGTCTTAGAGAAGAACAACAAAATCGTAAAAAAGATTACGATGAATATAAAAATCGTATTTTGTGGAAGTGTTTACATGAAGATAAAAACATTTTACCTTTTATATTTAAAGAACATAGCCATCAAACCAACATGATGCGTCAAACAATTACTGAAGTTAAAACACCATTATTACTTTATGTTGAAGGCGATGCTCCCTTAACTCCAGATGTGCCAATAGACTGGGATAAGTGCTTAGACATGTTTGAATATAATAAAGCAAACACTATTCGTTTTCATCATGAATCATTCATACCAAAAGATCACGAACATCTTATGTTTGGTTTAGAAGATGGGTTTATGAAAACCATACAATGGAGTCAACGACCACATCTAAGTAGAAAAAAATATTATAAAGATATTGTACTTCCAAGATGCAAAGATAAGTTTTTTATAGAAGACACATTTCATGGAGCAATTCAAGACGATATATCTCCATATGAAGTATTTAATCAAGAAGGTTGGGATATGCATAAACTTTGGATCTATCATCCTGAAGGAAGCATTAAGCGTTCTTATCATTTAGATGGTCGTCAGGGTACCCGCAAATTTACGGTGGACGATGAAACTTGGGGGTATAAAGAATGAGGCTGGGAATCATAGCAAGATCAGACAACACTGGCCTTGGTAATCAGACTAGAGAGTTAGTTAATATGCTTAACCCTGATAAGATTCTTTTAATTGACTCTACCCCGTTTAATAACAACAAGCAGCATCCAGATTGGTATAACCAATACAGTTGTATTAAGACACAGGGTTTTCCTTCTGTTCAGCAAATAAAAATGTTTTTAGGAGATGTAGATGTTGTATTAAGTTGTGAAACCTTTTACGATCAAAACTTTATAAGGTTTGCAAACAAACGTGGAGTAAAAACTATTCTGCAATATAACTATGAATTGTTTGGTCACTTATCAAACCCAGAACTACCACTACCAACTATGTTACTATCTCCCAGTTTATGGCAAATTGAAACAATTCAAAGTATGTTTGGAGATAGAACAAAAGTAATTCATCTTCCACCCCCAACTACCCCTGAGTTATTTACAACTGTAAAAAATAATAACACTTCTAAATCACACAATAGACTACTACACATTGCGGGTAAAAAAGCAGCCAAAGATAGAAACGGCACTGAAACTGTAATAAATATGCTAAAGCATTCTAAAGCAGATTATGAATTAGTTATTAAGAGTCAAAGTGAAATAGTAACTAACGTAATAGACTCAAGACTAAAGATTGAAATTGGCAACCCAGAAAACAGGGAAGATCTGTATAACGGCTTTGATGCTATGGTGTTACCAAGACGATATGCAGGACTATGTTTACCAATGAATGAGGCTTTGCTTTCTGGTCTCCCCGTTTTTATGACAAATGTTTCACCCAACAATCAGATCTTGCCACAAGATTGGCTGGTTGAATCAGACTCTATAGGAAGCATTAGAACAAAAGTTAGAATTAATTTGTTTGAAGCAAATAATGTTTTGTTAGCACAAGCAGTTGATAAGTATATGTTTATCAATGATAAAACTAATTATAAAGAACAGGCTTACGAGTTAGGGTTTAATAACTTTGCACCAACAGTATTAAAGAATAAATACCTAGAACTTATTGCTCAAATTTAGTTTTTTTGTTAAATTTGTCTTTAAGTATTTTATTAAATATACTATTAAATGAACTATCTGCACTAGACAAATATGTGTGATCATTTATGTTTAAATTATAAGACTTAAGAACTAGTGGCCCAGAATTGTAAACCTTTACATCTTCCATTTGTGTGCCACCAACATTAAACTTGTTTCCATATATAGATCTCCATAAGAATTGATCTAAAAGTTCTAGCACTATCCTTAATTTTTCTTTTTCCATAATCATTGGAACGTGGAGTTCATAGTCTAAAGGGTTTTCAAATCCCAAGGCTCTAAGTTTTTTATATGTTCCCGAAAGTTTCCTGGTGTATTGAGAGTTACCATTTAGTTTTTGATATAAGTTTATTTTATCTAATAGGTATCCACTATGAAAATTTTCTATTTTATCTACTTTTTTAATAATATAAAAGTCATCATTCATTAAAATAAACGATTGCGATATTTCTTGTGAAAGACAAGTTGTTTCTAAATTTTTTACAGCATTTTTATACTTTGATTCTTTTTGTTCTACTTTTATATAGTTTCCTGTATACCAGTCAGGCTTACCACCAACAACCCATATATTTGCTTCTGGAAAACTTTCAACAACAGATCTAATTGAATACTTTAGTTCTTCGTTTACTCCATCTTTACATATATACACAAAGTCCATTAGTCCCCATTATAAAAAAATAAAGAGGGCAAGTTTTAAGTTTGCCCCCTTTATGAAATAAACTACTTTTTCTTAGCAGCCTTCTTCTTTGGTGCACTTTTAACAGGCACAATCTTGCCAAGAGCATCTGAAATAATACCAGTGTCTGGTAATACGCCAAATGATTTGTCATTAGGATTGAGCGCTCTCAATGCAACAGGCGCTAGAGCAGCAACTAGTGCAGCCCATAGATCTTTTGGATCAGTTACGCCAGCCATGTAAAGTGCAATTACTGCGCCAAGAACGGATCGTCCGTATGATGCCAGCATTGCCTTTGACTTATCGTTTAATAAGTTATTCATTATTCCTCCTAGGATATAATTTGTGTTAGTGTTTTATAGCCAATCCATAAACCAATAATTCCTGCGACTCCCGCAAAAACTGGTGGTGCTGGTACTGGCAATTTGAATGCTGCGAACACAACACCGCATCCAAAACCTGTGATAATTGATAACAGAACATCTCTCATGTTATTTTTTTCCTTGACCCATCTCTGGTAAAAGCGCTAAAAGTTTGTCAGAATAGTTATCTAAACCTTTTACCTTCAAC